GTGCTCTTCCGATCTCATGAAAGCTCAGCGAAAGACGAATGCCCATCGGGGTGGGAACAAACCAAAATGCCAGTCATCATCGACGTGTTTGCATTTTCTATGTGGTTAGCTCCGGTGGTATCTGGAAGACCTGATCCCATAACCATACCAGTTGGGGTTACTATGAGATGGGACTTCTTGTTATTGAGGTCTTTTTGGTTTGGGTGTTCAATTTTGAACGGCGTGCACATAGCTCTAATGGCTACGTCAGCGACTTCAGGGCTGCGAAGACTTTTTAAAGCATGAACAGCAGCAAAGGCTGCAGTCATGCCAGTGTCATTGGACTCAAAATCACTAGCTTTCCCACGGAGCACACGATTACGAACAAAGAAGTAAAAACTGTCATCACTAAAGACTAAACAGATCCCTCTCGTCTGATCATCGAGTGGTGTATCCACACTGAAGGCTAGAGCCCACATCCACGCGTAGGAAACAGCTACAATTGACACATTCATCACTGTAACCACTATAAAGTCGATGTTGGAACCAGGAAATAAGTCTTTGCTTGATATACACACACACAGGTGGTACTTGAGGACCATGGAATCATAGCCACTCAAGACTGCCAGGGATTTGTAACTAACAAACAACCTACCATCCTTACCAAACTTGCAGTCCTCATCCTTGAAACCTACCTCGGGACTGCTTATCAGCCCGGCCTCTTTATGTTGCTGTCTCTTCACAGTCTCAACAAAGAAACAGTTCCAAAACATACGTCTGAGATTCTTCAAAGAGGGGTTATAGTCGGCATAAAGTAGAGCAAGATCTTGTATGCTGCTATCTATGCCGGCATAAATCAAATGGGCAATGGAACACAGAGCACCAGGAACAGAACGAGGAGTACTGCGGAGAACGGGGGGCACATTGAATGCCATAAACTCCTCTGCATAATCCTGCTCTTCATGATTGTTCCTAGTGGGCCTGCATAAAAATTGATCCCACATGTTTTGCATGGACTGGCCTAGCCAACCTAAACACTCGAGCATTTTGGTCCACCAACTCTTTGAGACCAACCTAACATAGGCATTAACCTGATTACGGCATGCTCTAAGAAGAAGAGTCCTGAAACGGTGTTCTGCAGTTAGCTCGAGGTCACGTCCATTGTACGAGTCATTAAAAAGTAGAAAACCTGGGATAATGTCATCATGGTTAAGGTCAAACTGTTCGAACTCCGCTTCGGAATCCGTATCATCTCCCTTATGTTCCTCGCCATCCTCAGGCGGGTACAAACCCCTCCTAGTTTCTCTGAAGTCCCCAAAATCAGTGAAGACTGAACCATCCAACGGATAGATAGTAGCAGCCCTCCTGTAAGAGGAACCATCAGGTACTAAGCCGACGATGTGCTTGAAGTTCTCAGACATTTGGTCTTGAAACACGAAAGTTTGATTCGTTATGAGCATTTTCTCATACCTCAAGCACTCTTTCTCTGGGGCACCCTTAAAAGGTTCTCTGCACTTTAATAGCCTCGACATCGCAAAACTCACATTGTTGGCACTGTGACACGGATAAACAAACTCATTAGCTGGCCGAATACGGAAGAAAACAGTTTTTTCTCTGTTTTTTCCGATACCATCGTTCTTGAAAAAGGGGACTTTATGATCCCCCTTTGACCACTCAAACCCAGCCCCGCCAAAATGGAACCAGTCCTTTCTAACGTGATAGGGGTTGCCAGCGGTTTGTTCACCTTTCCACTTCACAATACCACCGCTCTTTGTCAAACCTCTAAACGGTTTATCGGGATTATACGCTGTTACTATATGTAAGGCGTCGAGTTTTTTCACACTCACATCAGCAGCATAGGTTAAGGACCTATGTAAAACAGCTGTGGTCATCTCATGTGACCAGTCAACAAAGCACTCCGGAAAGTAGCCACTCGCTCCAATTCTATACTGCACAGCAGCATGTTTGGTAACTCCGTTCTTACTCCCAATCCAATGGTTGACTTCAGCTGTGAAAAGCTCCTCTATGACCTGGTAACTCCTGGAAGGAAACTTTTCGGACACACCATAACAATGAATCTCCATCATGGGTGTCTTTATGCGACAAGACTTCTCGCCATCCAGTTGCACGCAACCCTTATGCACGAAAGTGCACATTGGGATCACACACTCCTCTTTGACAAAAGTTATCTCATCGCCCTGCTCAGTGATGTAAGGTACTAGGTACTCATCATCCTTCAAAACGAACATCTTTTTCTGAAAAATAAAATAATCAACCCCTCCATGCGTGAAAACAAAACAGGTGAACTTGTGGTCATCTGTATTGGTGTATGACCCATTGTTACCGTTGAGGTTAACGACCCTCGCAAGTTTCTTAATCACCCGCATGCTCACTTGGAGTCTGATGCCAAGGACAGGGACTTCTACAACCCCTTCATCGTCCAGAGGCAAACGTGACATAGTACAGGATAATGTGTGCAAAGGAGTCAAGAAAAAACTCCTCATGTGACGGATCAACCGGTATATTTGAACCCCTCTCTGCATAGAGGTCCAAATCAAATCCCAACCTATCACTCGCTAGACAGTACAACTCAAACGAAGTTAACAATTCCAGAGAGTTAATGGTAAAGACTTCCGTCACACCACGAAACTCGTACACAACATCGTCAGATCCCGTAGCTTCACCGTTGCTGCCATTTAAATCACTTGCTACAACGTGTGAATCACCTAGACCCCTCTCTTCAGCAGCTCGCCTCCGTGCCCTTTGACACATAATGGAATTCTTGAAACAAGCAGCCTTCCGAGACCTGTTGGAATCTGGATCTTTAGCCTTCTGGACACGGTCACGCGCCATTTCAGCACGTTTGGACCTAGCTATAGACCTTCTTAGATCTCGGTCATCTACCCTGTCTCTGACATAGTCCTTGTAAGACTTGCCATTGACTGAGAAAATGTAATGCTCCTTGCCTTTTCTTAGATCCCACTCTATGTAGGGCTTAGGCTTCCCCGAACTCCTGAAATCCTCCAATATACCCACAAAATTTGGGGACTTATTGTCCCCATAGAGATAGTGATTTACCACACCCGGATCGACGCTTAGCCTAACAGAACCATTTTTCTTGCGATAGTTCTGCCCAACATGTAAACGAGAAAGAGTAAACGCTTCCTCCGTGAACGGTTGACGCTTTGTTTTAACGTAGTGGTTAACGAGCCCCTGATACGGGGAGACGGACTCGTTACCGTGAATAGCACCTACATCGACAGCCAAACCTGACCCGAGAGCCATAACCGCAGCAGTGTCCAGTTCAAACTCGGACATTTCTGGTGGTTCGTTCTCGCGCACGTCTGGCGTGTCATCATAAGAGCCGTAAACTTCGTTATCATGAGCGTAAGCTTGATGGCGTCGGGGTTTGGTAAATCTTGGCATACTAGTGTTAAAAATGTTAAAACCGCGGTCCAGAATATGAGCTTCAGCCACAGGGGGACTATGGCGCTCTTTCTGTAGCTACGAGGAGGTCAACAGCTTACACCGAAGCTGTTCTAAAGACCTCACAAAAACCTTCTCTTGCTTGCAACAAATATGTCGCTACGCCTTGACTCTGGTAGCTAGAGGCAAACGTCCCGACAAGCTCACCGACATTGAATCCAATGGTTCCAGGGGCAATAAGAACCATAACAACAGCCTGAGAGGCATTTGTAAATCGCAATGGTGGTACATCACCATTGAGGGATAGATTTATATAGTTAGCACAATTGACTGTTATTATACGGGGCTGTGCGGAGCAAAAGAAGAAATACATATACCGGTAAGGGCTCGATAAAGTGTAGTTGGCACCATTAAATCTGAAAGCTGTTCCAAAAGCCTCAAATCGATTGGGTGGTGTGCGTGCGTCAACATAATACAGAGTCGTACTTGCAAAGCCATTGGAATCCACTATAAACTGTTGGCTTCCAGTGTAATACACCAAATTGAGGCTATTAACCCCGAAGAAGTTCGCAGATGTGGAATTAAGAGCAAATGACTCTGTCGACATAACTGATGATGCTGTAGCGGAAGTGAACTCCAACCTATCGTTGTCCAGTGAGATAAGCTTTCCATAAGTAGAATCTAATAAATCAAATCCTAGGTTAGTTAAACTCACTGACTGGGCACCGTTGGAAAGAACCATGGAATCCGCTGTGACCAAGTTGGTTGAGGAAGTGGAAGGATTCTGGAATCTCGCTCCTGAGTATGAGTAAAGAGCGTCTTGGAAACCTGTCTTTTTACAACTTAGGTCTGTGGGTGTGAGAGTGCTGGTGTTCGAAGCCAGCCCACAGGTGAGTCCCCCCAGACTCACTAAACCACTAAAGGATCCTGTTGACGCAACAAGACCCCTTGGAAAGTTACCTGTGGTACTAGCGGCACCTATTCCCTAGAAAGGGATACCTGTGGCGCTCACGAACAGAACTATCTGGCAGTTATTAAAACTGCACACACCCGATGTTCTGAACTTGAGGGTGGGGGGTGACCCCGGTGTCGCTGTTGTGGCTACCCTGTATGAACTAGAATAAGACATGGAGGTGGTGTTCAAGACAACTGCACCTGCTGTGCTACCAGTGGAGCTGATAGTTGACAAGTCATTGACCTGCACCGCTGAGGCTGTACCTCCAGTGCCAAATATCTTGTTAGCATCAAGTGTGGCTGAAGCAGTTGCAGTGAGGGTAACTGCAGCCTGCGTAGAGCCAAACCACGTTATGTTCGTGTATACATAATCGCCTGGCTGGACCCCAAGGAAAGTGATTATTGAGTCAGTTGCGTCTGAAGTTATGGTTGCACTAACCAGCTTCCCGTAAGCAAAAGTCACTGTAGCCGTACCTAAAGGCTTGACTGCTGCGATATCAGCAACGGAAGTTGAATGGAAGCTACCTGGCAAGTAGGACGAAATCCTAGGATGAGACAATTCAACATCGTAGGTCACCCACAACTCGCCAAGATTGGCTCCAGACGCAGAACTTGGGGAAGCGACGGCAATATACATATTACCGAAATCGAATGGAGCAAGAGCTGCTCCTTGGGTAGAAGAAAAACCACTAAGAGCTGCACTCCTCACAAGCAGCCCCTTGGTGCGAAAATCAGCACATTCCACACCGTACACACTACTTTGGTCAATGCGAGAAGAAATAGCGTTCTCACTATTCTCCATCTCAAATTTTGATGCATACGGAGGCCTGGCTGGATTCGATTCGTGGCAAAGAACGACAGACCCCAAAGCCCCGCCTGTTGTCGTTGAATATGGAGAGCACGTGGACACGAACTCATAAGTGAGACCGTGGAACATATACTGCTCATAATTGGACGCGATTTGGGACAGGTAGGGGAAGGCATTGGTGAAGCCTGGCTGAATGGCATAAGAAGTAACTGTAAAAGGCGATTGAGAAGCCCCAGCAGCGTAAACGCCAGCGAGGACATCCCCAACATACTCCCTGAAACGTAGCCTAACAGCACCATTCCCAAAGGTTGGGGTTGTAAAATCCTTAGACTTTGGGAAGATCGAGTTGTAAACGGGGGTCGGTGACACGACATAATCACCCGACCCAACAAGCCGCGCAAGGCGTGTGACCAAGGCGTTAGAAGCTGAAGCTCCCAACAGTGGGTTACCTGTAGCCTTAGTCACGGCTGCTGTTATAGCAGCCTTAGCGACATTTTGCACTTGTTTATTCTGCGCAACAGATCTCATAGCTTTCATCACTCTAGATCCCTTATTCTGTGTTGTTTTCTTCTTGGTCGGCATTTTATTAGGAAAAAAGTTAAAACCAGGGTTTGCAACGGCGCCACTAAGCCCGTCACACCTTCTTACACACTACCAGCTATTAACATAGTCAGGAGTGCATTAACGTCTCGTGGCCTGTGTTAGACACGCTCGATCCGGAGTAAGGCAATTATCG